TAATATATTTAATAATCAATTAGTTATTGATGGAGGTAGCTATGATGACCAAAGAGAATACCTTGATTTGCGAGATATATATGCTGAGAATCAAATTGTATATAATGACCCTGTGGCAACAAGTCAAAAGATTCTTCAAGAATCTATAGATAATCGCATAAGAGCAGAAGAACATTTAAAACGAATAAGAGGATATTAATATGGGAGTAAAAGAATGGCTTGGAATAGGCTCACTCATAATTACATTACTGGGATTTGCAATCTTTCAAGGAAAGCTAATCGAAAGAATTAATGTGCTTGAATCTCAAAAAGCAGTAGATATTAAACCATTGACAGCAGACATTGCCATTAACAAAGCAGAAATAGCAGTATTAAACGCTAAAGTTAATGAAATGAAAGCCAGGTCAGACAACCCTTTAGGACAATAACTAGTCAATCACAGTCGTAAGATTTTTAATAAACCCCATTCAATCTAACAAAGAGAATATTATGCCAAAAAAAATAGATAAAGAAAAAGAACAAGCCTTTATAGATGCTTTTTGCGAGGGAGATACTGCTGGTAATGCAACTCAGTCTGCCATTAAAGCTGGGTGGTCTAAAGATAAAAGCCCAAGACAGCAAGGAGCTTACCTTAAAAAGAGATATACAAAAGAAATAAGAGAAAAGAATGAGGAAAGAATTACCTCAACTTCAGGCATGGCTATATCAGTATTACAGGATCTATTAAAAAGTGAGCAAGATGCTGTTAGATTAAATACAGCTAAACTGATCTTGGAACTTGGGAACTTCTCGCAACAAACTATTAATTTAAATGTAGATAACACTAATCAGAAATCAGATGATGAGTTAATTAAGGAGCTTCAAGGATTAATGAAAACTATTCCTAATCTTAAACCCAAGCTACAAAACTCTATAGAAGCTGAAGAAGAAAGCAATCAAATCAACAACAACCAAGCTAAAGAAAAAGAGAAAAGAACAGTAAATTAGGTGATATCACCAATCATATTTTGTGTCATGATATAATCCTTTTTCAGGTTTTTTCTGTAGTTTCCTGACCTTGACCTCAGACTCTTTAAAAGAAACTGTTTCAGGTAATCTCTTAGACTCAGAAACTACTTTCCTTATTGCATCTTTTTCATCTGTTGCTTTAGTGCAACCACTAAAGACGACTGTGCAGCGATACAAATAGTAATTGTTTTTCATGTATCACCTATCTCACTCTTTCTTCTTTTGTATTCTTGTCCAAGCTCATCTCTAAATTCAGGTATATCTCTAACATATTCTTGAGCAAAGGTTTTACCCCAATTTTCTAAATCAGACATAGTAGTTATAGTGTTTAGTTCTCTAACTATTTTATTAAAAGCCCTTTGGGTGTATTCTTTTCTTTTTTCCTTTACAAGCATCTCTTGTTTTTCTATATAATCATCTCCTTTTTCTACAAGAAATAGTTTTAAAAGATTAGAACAACACCAAGGATATTGACCACTACTATAAGGATCATCTCCTGTGTCATGTCTTTCTAAAACCTTTATCTGATCTCTTGTAAACATACCTGTAATTTCATTCTCTCTTAAAAATTCTCTCTTGGTTTTGTTTGTTCTGCTCATACTGTACCCCATTGTTCTGCCATAGCATCTGCTATCCCTTTAAAAAATTTAGACCTATTCTTTTGCCTATCTTTGCCACCTTTGTTAAACCAATTACCTGGTATTTTTGTGCTTTGTCTTTTACAAGTTATGTTTGTGGGTTTTAATTTAGGTAAATTTTTTAACCACAAACAAGTTCTTTTTTGAATAGGGTGCCCATACTCATAAGGTTGTATAATCTGCGAGTATTCAGGCAAAGCAAAAATTTTACTTGATATAGGATTTTCGACACAAATTTTATTTATTTGTGCATTGTATAATATTGAAAAAAATTCTTTGGCCTTTAATCCTAATTTATATCTATCTTCGTTGAGTTTACCTTTAGGATATAAAAATCTAGCTCCAGCGTTTGATAAATATGTGCATGGTGGGTGAGCTATCATCATATCCCAATCCTTATCCAAATGTTTTAAAACATTATCTTGTATATGATTTCCTAGAGTTTCAGTAGGAAGTATATCACAACTCCAGGCATCGTGTCCTTTAGCAGCAAAAGCATCTCTAACAATTCCAGAATATTCACAAGCTATTAATATTTTCATGAATCCCCCAGTTTTGCTAATGCAGACTGCTCTACATCTATTAAATGAGTTATTAACTCTCTGTAATCTTTGTTTATTTTCATATACACTCCTTTTTTTAATCCCATAATTTCAGACCTTGAAGTATCTGACCAAACAAATACCCCATTATGACAATGTAAACACTTATCTACACTATCCTGGAAAACCACCTGTCCTGTTCCATTACAAAAGAAACAAGTAGTATCGGTAAATAATTCTATAACTGCTGTGTGCGATATCTTTTTGGCAAGTTTTTTATCTTCCATTTCAATATAAGACTCAGCATATTTAATCAAATCATGTGTTGCTGATTCATCTTCTAAATACTTTCCCATTAAAATATTAAGTTCGGCTTTAACGAGGTTAGCATAGGATAGTATGGTAGATACTTCTTGGGGTGTTATAGAGTCATGCGACTTGCCACTCCCAATACTGCCCATATCTAATGATTTTGGTAATAAAATTGTAAGTAAATCTAACTTCATTACTTTCTCCAAACTCTATATCGTAAAGGCTCTCCTGAAACTTTCTGCTGCCTAAACGATAAAGGTATTTTTTTCTCCCAAGCCTTATGCCTAACTGCGTCAACCACTCTATAGTCATCAGTTAAAAAACTCTGTCCTGACTTCATTTTGTATAGTATTTCAAAATATTCAGCATACTTACTCCTACCCATGTATGGTACGTCATCTTCTATTTCTATCATATTTTCTCCTTTATGTATTCTAGTAGTTCTTCTTGGCTACCATATTTTTCTTCCCAAACTTTATTACCTAAGTGATGTATTCCCTGAGATCCTTGATGATGTTCATGACATAATGGTAGAGCATGGGTAAGAGAATTACTTTTCCTACCCATACCTCCCCCAGTTATATGATGTATACAAGGGGTGGAATATACACCATACTCTCGTTCACAAACCACACAACCAAACTCAACTAATTTTTTATAATGTTCTCTAGTTTCTTTGTTTGGTTTTTTTGCCACCTAACTTAGATATCTCTGTTCTCTAAGTAATATTCAGCAAACTTCTTCTTGCCATCTTTATTTTTTACCAGTTTTGTTTCAATAGAATGTCCGTCTGCTCTAAGATCATTGATTCTACTTGCTAATCTAAAGCATTTATACTTAGACAAAGCTATTAGAGGGTTTACTTTTCTACCTTTTTTTAGATCTTTCAGGATCAGTTCACATTGTGTTGCCATTACTTTCTCCTAGACTAGAACAGTCTTGTTTTTGTTTTTTGATTAAAGTTATATATTTCTTCAATATTTTTTAAATATTCATACTTATTGCTACAAGGTTTTAGCTTTGTAGGATATTGAGATAGTTTCTTTATAAACTTTTTATGACTGTAATCTTTGTTATGAAACATCTCGGACATAGCTAGAAAAAAAGACCTACTTTTGTATCTAGGAAAATAAGGTTTTACTTCCAACATTTTATCAGCAGTTTCTATAGCTTTGGATTTATTCTTGATATTGTAAACACCTAGCTTAAATTTTTCTTGCTGCTCTCCTCTATTAGATTTTGTATTGCTTAACATTGTTAATGAATCTACTATCGAAAATCCATATTCATCAACGAAAGACTTTACTTCTAAATAGGTATGGTTATCTTCCTCGCAAAAACTGTCTAAATAATCTCCTAACTTCCAACCCTGTGAATTTGTATTCAAGAGTTTTACATCATCTAAAGTCATGCCCTCTATCATTATATAATAAACAGGATATCCAAGATTTTTGCAAACCTCTAGTCTGTGTTGACCATCAATAATTTCATAGTTTTCATTAACAACAATAGGTATCGGTATATGTACTTTCTCTATTGATCTTGTTATTTTTTTTAAATTTAATTTGTTGAGATTTCTATTACCTTTTAGTTTTTTGAACAAAGAATAATCTCTTGTTATAAATATCTGTGTTGTTTGTGTAGTTTCTGCTTTGTTTGTTTGCATTGTTTTCTCCTATATTTTTTACTATCTGTATGTAATCTTCCCTTGGCTCTTTGTAATTGTGTTATACCTTATATCTTCCAAACTTACCTGTAAGACATGGATATCGCATTTGAGATCAGACTTAATCTTAATCAACGCAAGTCTAGTATCTTGATTTATGTTGTTGCTATCTTTATGAGCCATGATGTAATCATCAATAGACTTCAATAAGTTTTGGCTTGAAGTAAGTTCCCTGTTTAGTTTAACCAGGGTTTTTTTTCGGTCTGCATCAATAAACTCTTGTTCTAAGTCATTCATCTCTTTTCTCCTGTTTTTATCGTTTATTACAATACATTTCTTCAATCTTTCTAAAAAATATTTAGTCATCAATACATATGTAGGATAACCAGGTAAACAAAACTTATTGTCTTTCGCCCATTTTATTGCACGACCATGTTCTTTTATCTTTTTTCTTAAAAAATCAATCTTTTCCTTTGCAGTATCAAACTCGATTAATTGTGAATGAATCACTCCATAATTAGATCTTTCTTTTTTTGTTGTTTCAAATCCAAATTTTTCTTTAAAAAAATCTGGCATATTCTTTTGTGTTCCCATAATTATCTCCAATGTTTAATTTATGGTAGTTGAGGTAGATGTTGTTGTCAAACTGTTTTTTTGTGTTAGGAATAAGAATTATACATTTTGTGTTCTTGGGTTTTTGAGGAATTGAGGGATCGCCAAAGATCAGCTTGGATATTGTAGATTCTAAGCAGCCACCTAAGTTCTTGTTCGTCTCCTTTGAGAGCCGATATTTGAGCATTTATCTCTACAACCTTAGGATTTGTACCTGCTATTGCTTTTTTAGTCATTTCAGTACCTTTTTCGACTTCTAAGTAGGCTTTATAGATTAATTCTTTTCTTTTTTCTTCCAGGAGATCCAAGTTCCTAGTACACTCACCTAATTTCTTGGCATTTTCTCTCATGTCGATAATAAGTTTTTCTAGCGATTCTTCATTTAATTTTATTTTCATATTGTTTCATCTCCTGTTTTGTGGTATTTATTAATATTTACTATTATTATTATATAATAGTTTTTGTTTTTCCTTTTTCTTTTACTATTAATTATATATATACTATTATAGCCGATTAAAAGAATATTTCTATTATACTAAATAAATATTTCCTATTGCATTATCAAAATATTTCTATTACAATTACTCTATACATAAAACATTTGGAGTGAAATATGGAAAAATTAAGTTATAAATCGGTATTTGAAACCTTATCTAAGGTGGATATTACAGGTAAAACAGAACAGAAAGGAAATTATACCTATCTTAAATGGTCTTATGCTTGGCATATCTTCAATCATTATTATCCTGGAGTTCAAGTAAAATGGTTAGAGCCATTTACTTATGACAATGGAACAATGATATTAAGATGTCGTGTAGAGATCGGAGAACTTTATAAGGAGGGTTGGTTGCCTGTCTATGATAACAAATACAATGCAATAGAAAATCCTAGAGCAGATGACATTCAAGACAATATGCAAAGATGTATGGTCAAAACCATGTCATTATTCGGTCTAGGTTTACAGTTGT